TACATTCCAAGAGCAACCATATCATCGAATGTCATTTTATTAATTTCATCTTCCATCTGAAGTATTTCTACTTCTGAAAATTCAAATTCATTTGGTGCATCTGAAACTGCATCGTCTGAGTTGTTTTGTTTGTACTCTATGTCGCCCTGACCAGGAGTCATATCTTTGTAGTGTTGAGTACCTTCTGGAGTTCCCCAATGGTGAATATCTGAGTCATATTCTTCTTTAACCATATTAGCAAGAGTTCTTGCATCTATCTTATCAGATACTTGACCAGCAACGTTGAGGGCATACCACTCAATACCATGTCTGGTCCTGCCACCACCTTCTCTTTTCTTTCTATCGTATACTTGCTTTAGTATTTTCTTGGCGACATTGTACTTATTTCTATGTACTGTTTTAGCAAGAGGATCAAGCATCCATCTTGGTGCTTCATCAAGTTCTTCTTCTTTGACACAATTCGGGACAATTCTTTTCCCCTTCTTTTTCATGCCCTGCTGTTTCCAACCTACCCAACAGGCTTCATCAACTTCATCTTCTGCTAATTTATTTTCTGGCTCTTTAGGAGCTAACTGTGCAAGTTTTGCCCTACGTTTTTCTGCTTTACGTTGCATTGAAGACTTGCCAATACGATTACGCATTGTTGTTCTGTTTCTACCTATGTCTTCTTCTTTTATTCCACGTAATTTTTTCTGGCTTTTTACCCATGTTCTCGCTCTATGGTTTGCAACGGGCTCTCTTGTCCATGCACCAATTCTTCTGTAGACTGACATGGTGGCACCCTGATAGTTTGCACCATCTGAGTTATCAACAATAAACATATATCTACCAAACAAGTTTTGAAATCTACCAATATTATTTTGTACATCTTTCCACAAATCTGCTACTACTTTATCTGGAAGAGTTCTGGGTCTTGATTTGTTTCTTGCTTGTGCTGTTTCTAAGTCAGTGTTGACGAATATCATCGCAACATCATAACCAATTGATCTGAGTTTATTTGCTTGATTGCTTATTTTTTGATAATCTTTACCAGTACCATCAATTACTAAACCAAGCCTACCATCTATCCATTGTTCTTGTCTTTTATTTGTAAGAAGTTTGGCTCTGTCTCTGATAGACTGACCTTTGCTAGAAAATATATTGTCTGGTGATGGTTCCATGCCCACTTTAGCTAAGGCTCTTTCGAAAGCATCATCAGAATTTATCAGTTTCAAGCCAAAAGATTGTAGTCCAGTTTGACCCACAATAAATGACTTACCACTGCCTGGTCCTCCAGCAAGGAAAACTGCCTTGAAAATTCCAGGGTCATTTATACCCTCTTCAAGTGGGACAGGGTCAATAAAATCTAAGAATGTTTTATCCATAAGGTTATTTATAATTAAACTAAAGCTAATACCTTGCTGAGTGCCGAAACAATAGTCTCTGCGTGAATTTTCAATTTTTCATCTTTGATACTACTACGAATAGCCTCAACGTCAGAAAAATCAGCAATTAACTCATCATACTCACTACGAGTAATATCACCTTCGTTTAGATAACTCTGTAGTTGTAAAAGTTTATCTTCGTACTCTTTTAATAATTCTTCTTCTTGCATTATGTTATTCCTTCATTATTTTTTGATGCGTGATCCCGTTAAAGCAATAGCATCATCTGTTGCCTTAACAATATTTTCCCATTTTAGTTTACAATAAACTTCTGAAGGATTTTCTCTATTGTAAAACTCTTCAACTAGTCCATGTAACTCCTTGTAAAGATCAGTACTAGTATCGTTCATCGTACCCGCACTATATATCTTCAGCCACAGAGAGTTTTTATAAGTGTCTTGTGACAATGGACATCTACCCTCACTGGTAATAGCATCAACATTAAGTTCTACTAGTTTACCATATTCTACGTTATCAAATTTATCAGCAAAAAGATTGCCAATATTGGCACAACCAGCAAGCGATAATACAATTCCTACAATAATAATTCCTTTTTTCATGTTTCCTCCAAACGTTTCATTAACCTTTCAGCCCTGTTTGTTACTTGATCGTACCATCTAGAATCTCTACCTTCAACTGCGGCAGTTTTCCAATCGCCTTCAAGTACAGCGGCATTCATTTTCTTAAACTTACTGAGCCTTGGTCTGCCCATATTGAACATCATATTGACCAAGATTTGCTGTACGGTGTCAGGTAGTTCTCCAAAGTTCCCTTCTCCGTATAGAGTGTTACACTCGGAGATGGCAGTATCAAGGTCTCGTTCAAAACACGCCCGGACTCTTTCTTCGTCAACTGGAGTTCCAACTGCCCTTCCGAATTCCTCGTCACTTTCGAGGACAAGGTGACCGACTCCAAAGGTTGGATAGCCGAGGTGGTCGTTATAGATGACATATTCTACTCCTTCGTCAATTTTTAGTTGTTCAAAAACTGCTTCTCTATTCATTAAAATGTTCCTATCTGTTCTTTTAAGAACCTTGAGAAAGAGGGGCGACTTTGACCCTCTTTAAGTTGCATACCTTTACGTACCGCGTTAAATAACTTTTTAGCACTAGCATCTGTTGCTCTAGGATTAAGACCTTTCTTAAATGATGCAAAGTCATTGTTGCTAACAAAAGTTCTCATTTTAGTGCCACTAATTCCAGTAACGCCTTCTGCGTCTGGATCTCTTTCACCGGCTGATACTATTGAAATTTCTTTGAATGTGTAATCCTTACCATTATATTTATCTGCTATTTTTTGAAACTCTGCAACTCTATCAGACCCAGCAATCATTACTACATGAGTAAATCCTTGCGTACTCATCTTTTTAAGGTGTGCAATGAAGTGTGGTTCTGCTCTAGAAGATGCCAGAAATTTAGTACCTGGATGGATACTTTTCAGATAAGTTATTTTATCTTGTGCGGTAAGAGGATTTTTATGTTTGTCTTGAGAATGACTCACAATCACACGATGATCTGCCCTTCTCTTCTGGGCTTCACTTCTTACTTTGTCAACTAATTTGCTATGACCAGCAGTTGGAGGGTTTAGTCGACCAAAAGCAAATACTATTCGCTTTTCTCTTTCTTCGTGGATTGTTCGGAGTTTCATGGTTTATTCTCTGCTAATAATTAGTACGTTTGATACTATTTATAACAGAAAAATAAACTATCTGTCCCATGCTTTGATTGCTGTGAAGTTGTTGTAACTAAATTCCATTCTGTCAACTAGTTTTACTGCTCTACCAGATGTTCTGTCAATAGCAACATACCCTTCTGGGTTTACTACTTTGAATCCAGTTGGAGTTCTGACAAATGTATTAGCCAATTGTTTTATTTTATTTAGTTTGGAAACTATCATCATCTTCGCAGATATTAATAAGTTCTGGAAGATGATGACGTTTACAAGTAAGTCTGTCAACTTACGTAGATCACGGAGGGTCGCTGTTTTTCTGTCCTCAATCGTTTTCTTCGTTTTATCAGTTTTAACTTTTTCCTGTTCTTTGTCGAATTTTTCTTCGACCCAAGTTAAATAACCTTTTGCGTGTTCACTAGGATTAGTAATTTCTTGTCCAACTCTTACTTTAGAATTTGTATATGTTTTTATACCAGCACCAACAAATTTACCTTCAAATGATGCTTGTATTCTTAAAAACTTTGTTAATTCAGCAGATGATATTTTGTTGAATGCTTTTCCAACTTCAGACAATTTAGCTGTTACTTGATCTGTTTCTGCTTTAGTAAATGTGGCTGTTCCACTGCTATCTTTATATGTTGCGTCATCCATCCAAACAGAAGAAGGTTTCCTAAGACTTCTGGTATCTGCTCCGAAAGATGCTTTCATGTTTTCTAGTGACGTTCCCTTATAGGTAGTATGCCAGACCACCCCGATCTTGGCAGATTTCATTTTTCTCTCTAAGAATGAACCTTTGGGGATTGCGTAAACGATTGTGTTAGGTTGAAATGTTGTGTACGTCTGACCATCTATCCTATCTGTTTCTAGGTCAGAAGAAGTAAACATCAAGTCACCTTGAAGGACGTTTGTAATACCTAATTTGCTAAACTCTGTTAA